ACGCCGACGCACCTGTAGACGCACTCGACGCAGCAGCAGCTGCAGCATTCTTCTTCTCTGCTTCGACCTGTGTCAAGTATTCTTCGTACATCTCTGCTTCTATTTCTTTTATTTCAGTAATAGCTTCGTTATAGATGTTATCTCCGTTTAAAACAACACCGCCCGGCATCTGTATCCCTGCGAATTTCTTAAGATTCTCTCCCCATTGCCTCTTTATTAGTGCTGTTGTATATTTCTTAAGAAACATATCGTCATAAACTTCTGTGTATGTTGCCGGATCTATGATAGCATATGCTTCTGCTACTATGTAGTCCCCTACGTTGAATGTTTTATCCCAATCTGTATCTACATATAGTCTATCTGTTTTACGATTGAAACGAATTTGCCTCTCACTAGTGAGAAGTTTTTCTAATGTTGTTAAGTGACTCTGGACTATTGTATAATAGACCATGTCTGCTCCCATTAAATTATATAAGTCGTTCATTCTAAATTGATACATAAGATCAAACAGTTGTCCGTCTTTAGTATTGTTTGTAGCTGCTCCACCGAAGTTAAACATTCTGGTAACTCCTAGTATACCAGAACCAACGGGGACATAACCATTTTCTATGTCCCCTTTGGTGTAAAAGTCTGAAGGGGCTATCGTAGCTGTTGATCCTGAGGTGCCACCTGTTATTGTTTCAGATGCTACGAATGCTCCAGTTTTTGTTTCTTCTACTGTTATATACTGTCCTTCACCTGAACCAACCCTTGCGGTTGCTCCTGATGTACTACCGGTAATTAACTCTCTTTCAGTAAAATTACCTGCAATGTTAGTAGTAAGCTTTAGCTTTGAACCGACTATCTGATGAGAAACGAATACACGTTCCACACCATCGAAGTGATACTCTTGGAAGAACTGTAAGGCATCATCTATTCTATCAGATACCTGTCCGTCTTCTACGTTTATCTCAATTACAGGATGGCCTAATCGCCTTTTACTGTAATCTTCTAAGTCCTGTCTACTCGCTAAAGCCATGTTCTACCCTTTAATTAAGTTTTGTTCCAGCTGCGTTATATATTGCTGTACCAGTGATTGTAGCTGTTGAGCCCTCTCCCTGTGAGTGAGAAACAGTTATACCGTCTCCACCACTTACTTGCGCCATATAATTACCTGTTGTATCAGTTCCTAGTGCAACACTATTAGCTGCAATAGTTAATGCTGTAGCAACATCTCCTGAACCATCTACAGAACCTGTACCAGTAACATCACCTGTAAAGGATAATGTTCTAGCAGTTGTCCAAGCCGCTGCTGTTGAAGCAGTTGCTGCGTTTCCTGTAGTGTCTTGGTTACCTGCTGCGTTAACACCTGGTAAGTTAATAGCTGCTGAGCCATTGAAGGATACTCCACCAATGCTTCTAGCTGTTGCTAAAACTGTAGCTGTATCAGCGTTACCTGTAACAGCACCTGTTACGTTACCAACTAAGGTTGCGTTTAAGGTTTTGTTAAAGTTCCATCTATCGTCTGCTGAGGTATAAGTTAATGTTGCTGACGCCCCATCTACTGTAAGTCCTGCTCCGTTAGCTGCTGCTGCGTTAGCTGCTCCCTGTGCTACTGTAACATTAAGATCTGCTACTGTTAATGTCGCTGAGTTAACAGTTGTTGTAGTTCCGCCTACTGTTAAGTCACCTGTTATAGTTAAAGCATCACTTACTTGTACAATCCCTGTGCCGTTACCAGCTAATACTAAATTAGTATCTGTAGATTTTGATGTAAGTGAATCTGATATAAGACCCGAACCAAATGTTATTCCATTACCTGCTGAGTTAGTAATATTACTACCGTTCTCAATTTGTAAGGTTGATTTAACTGCAACAAGACCAGTTCCTGTAGCGTCTAATTCGACATTACCTGAGCCTGATGTTTGTACAGAAACATTTTGGTTAGCATCTGCTGAGATATTAATTGTACCTGAGCTATCTTCAATAACTTTTTGTCCATTAACATATAAAGATCCAGGCCCTACATATAGATCACTCCATTGTAAGTTACTAGCTCCAAGGCTAAATGTATCATCTGCACTTGGAAATAGACCTGCTGAAGTCATGTTCATAACTTCTGTGCCTGCTGCGTCGAATCTAATCTTGTCTTCGTCTGCTGACTCTTCTACTTGTATTTTAGTATCTGCGTCTGCATCAACAAGCAATGCTTGTTGAGAAGTTAGAGTTGTTCCCGATATGGAAAGTCCTCCTCCTACTGACATGAAGGCCGAAGCTGAAGCGCTATCGTCCCACATATAGATTCTGTCTGCGTCAGGATCTGATAAGCTTTGAAGTCCTAAATGACTAAAGCTAAGGTTTGTACCTGTTATATCTAAACCTGTTGTTAAGTCTAGAAACGCTGAGGTACCCGCGCTGTCATCCCAAAATATTATTCTATCATCATTTGGGTCTGCTAAGCTTTCTAGGCCTAGGTGTGATAAGTTTACCGTTACTGCTCCACTGCTTCCGCCTCCGGATAGTCCCGTGCCTGCTGTTACGCCTGTGATATCCCCAGCTTCTATCTCTGAGTATCTCGCAAGACGTATACCGCCTGCCGTTGAACCATCATGGACTCGAACAGTATCTAGCGTAGTATCTACGGAAATTTCACCTACCGCACCAGTGAAAGCTTCATTCTGAGTGGTTGTCCCACGTCTAAATTGTACTTGTGTTGGCATTTTATTCTCCTAAATTAATATGTTCCGCCGTCTATGCTAGATCCATCGTCCATGGCGCTAGCTGATATTGTTCCAGAAATGTTTCCTATTGGAACATTCCCGCTAATGTTTGCTGCTGTAGCGAGCATAAGCTCTGTACCGCCTGCTGTACTCCCATCGTGGACCCTAATAGAATTGTTTGTTGTATTAACCGAGATTTCACCTGCTGCACCAGTGAACGAATTGTTCTGTGCTGCTGTACCTCGCCTAAATTGTACTGTAACTGCCATCTATTTTCTCCTATACACTATGCTACCGATCCAAGATCTTCTGTAGCTAGTCTGTATTTAATGTTTGTCTGAAGGTCGTAAATAACGTCAAGTAATTGTCCAAACGCATCTGTTGTTAGAGCCGACGCTACACTACCATAATCACCAGTAGGAAATTCTAATGCTACGTCTTTTTCGCTGTAATTAGCGAATTTAACAATAGCATCTGTACTTGTTCTAACGTACATTTCCTTGTCTGCTGAGTTGAGTGCAATCTCGCCCTGAGCAATATCTGCTGTAGTTGGCGCATTACCTGAAGTCTCATTACGTTTTAATTTAATTACTGCTGACATTTGTTATTCCTTTTTTAGTTTGTTGCCTCGTTATAATCTTCTAACTTAGGATTAGGAATTAGATCTCTTGGTCCATCGACATTAGCATTGTAACCCTTAGGCTTTGGAGCCTTAATCATAGGCTTTGGGCCTTTGGGTTTAGGTGCTGTGTCTTCACTATTGCTATACGATCCAGAAGTAAATGCTGGAATAGCCGGCTTCTCAGCCGGCGCTTCCGTTTTAACTTTTGGAGTGGACTCTTGCTTAACAAGTTTGTCCTTCGTTTGTTGTAGCTCTAGTTTTAGTGCCATTTTTTCTTCTTCTAACTCTGCTGTTTGTAGATTAATACGAGCCTTTAATAATAGGTTCTCTTGTTGTAGCTCATTTACTTTGAGCGTCAAAGAGTTAATATATTCATTTACAAGTTTTTCGTTTTCCATTTCAGTTGCCTATCAATTAGTTAATATTAGGAATAAGTTCCGCCGTCAACAACATTAGTCCAGTCTGGAGTACCACTATTACTGTATAGGAAATATCCGTCAGTACCAGCTGCTGTTGCCTGTAGGGCTCCAGCTCCGTTACCGTATACGATTCCGTTACTTGTAAATGTGCTTGCTCCGGTACCACCGTCTGCTACTAATAAATCAGTAATGCCGGTAATACTACCACCTGTGATAGCTACTGCTGAATCTTCTAAGTGAGCAACAAGTGTAGCTACTGTATAGCCTGTTCCTGTTACATCAACAGTTGTACCTGGTGCTGCTTGGTTGTCTTTAAATAGTTTCCATTTACCAGAGTCATTAGCGTCTCTGAATAAACCACTATATAAGTCTAATGAACCTGATGTGTCATAGAGTCCGTAAAGACCAATGTCCACTGCATCAGAAGCGCCGTTACCGGAACCTAAGATGATAAGTGGATCTGAAACACTTAAGGTTGTGGAATCAACTGTTGTAGTTGTTCCTGATACTGTTAGATTACCTGAGATAGTATGATTACCTGTTATAGTAATATTATCTGGTAAACCAATCTTTATCTGATTGTTTGAAACTGTTGTTTCGATTTCGTTAGCTGTACCAACGATGTTAAAAGTATCAGTTCCTACTGTAATAGTATCATCTGAACCAGAGTCTCCTCCGATTGTTAATGTAGAACTTGTAGCTGCTGTACTAGCTGCTGTGATACGTCCTTGTGCATCGATAGTAATTACTGGTATAGCTCCTGAGGAACCATATGCTCCAGCGCTTACTGCTGTGTTGTCTAGTGAAGCTGTAATTGTAGTTCCAGATGCTGCAGTTGTTATACCTGTGCCACCTGCTACTGTTAGTGTCTCTGAATCTAGATCTATGTCTAAAGTTCCTGAGTCACCAGCTGCGTCTAAGTCACTTGCTGTCGCTGTTGCGTCAACATAAGCTTTTACTGATTGTTGAGTTGGGATAAGTGTAGCACTATTAGATGCCATGTTATCTTCATCAACAAAAGCTGTAGCCGTAATTGAGCCGTCTGATAAAGAACCAAATGTTACTGTACCTGCACTAAAGTTACCACTACCGTCTCTTTTGACGATTGTAGAAACTGTGTTAGCATCAGTAGCATTGTCGATTAGGTCTGTGTAATACTTTCCACCTAATTCCTGGATAACTTCGTTACCACCGGAATCTATAGATGAGATGTAAAGTTTAGCACCAGCGCCTGAACCGGTTCGGTCCTCTGCATAAGCTAATTCGCCTTCAACTAAATCAGATGTTGCTGGGGCTGTAGAGCCCGTACTTCTCTTAATTTGAATAGTTGTTGCCATTTCTGTTTTCTCCTAGTTAAAATGTATATTCTGTTTTTATAATATAAAGCTTTATAATATAATTAAAATGTTCCACCATCAATAGCAATAATGTCCGAAGACTCGGGAGCTTGCGCTTCCCAATTACCGCTGCTGGCATCATATACTAATTGATAACCATTCTGTACGCCTGACGTATCTATACCTGATAGATTGTCTACCGTAGTTGAAGTTGCTACCTGAGATTGACTGGTTGTGGTAGTAACTACACGCGACGTACCAGTGGAAACTGTTACCTTAGCTGGTGTGCTACTAGTATTTACATTTACTCCCATTCTTCCTCCTAAACTTTTGTGACTTCTGGTGTTACTGTTACCAGCCCTTCCAGAACTCTTAGAGTTTCAACAGGCGATGTGCCTGTTATTTCGACATCATAAACATAACGTCCTGCTTTAACTGCTGCTGTTTGTGCTGCTGTTAAAGATATGGTTACTTTACCACTTGCATTTATTTTAACGCAAGTAAAATCTATCTTTGTAGATGCCTCATAAGATTTTCTCATTTGAGATGCTACCGTATAATTACTAAGATCTTTAGCAGATGCATCGTCATTAGTTAGATTGATATCTAAACTAAACGTGGTTCCTTGATCAATAGTTATATTTTGTACGGTGGCCATCAAAAATTCTC